TCTGGTAGGTGTAGACGCCGATCACCTCGTTGGCGTTGCGCGAACGGATGAACGGCATCGCGCCCAGGAAGGTCGCCTGGGTCTGAATGGCGCTGAAGTTGTCCGGGCGGCCATACGGGTACGAGAGCACACCGTTGGGGCCGTAGGGGTTCGGGTACGCCGAGCCGGTGACGTCGTGCTTCTGACCCTGAGCCTTCTGGGTCAGGTTGTGCAGGGCTTCGGCGAGTGCCAGATACTCGCGGGGGGTGGCAGAGGTCATGATAGGGTTCCTTCTCAGTCGGTGGTGGGTGTGGGCGAAACTATTCGGTCAGGCCGGGGAACATGACCGAAACCATGTCCGGCGCGCCGGTCGTCCCGGCGGTTTTCTGCTTGATGACCTGCGCGGCCTTGGCGACCGGCTCCGCCGTCACGTCCAGGAAGTTGGCCGGGCTGGGCTTTTCGGCAGAGGTCACCGGCAGTTCCAGCTTGAGGCGAAGTTCCTTGACCTGAGCGGCCAGCGCATTCAGCGCCTCAGCCGTCTGGAGGGCAATGCCCGTCACGGTCGCGTTGGTTTCGATCAGGTCTTGCAGCAGCTCGGCGCTCTCGGCAGACTTGTCGGCCTGCTTGGTCGCGCTCTCGACGGGTTCGGTGGTCAGATCGGCGAAGTCCTTGAACTTGACGCCCGCATCCACCAGCGCCTTGCTGGTGGCCTCAACGGACTCAAGCTGCGTCAGGATCGCGTCGGCCTGCTTGGGGAAGCTGGCGCGGATAAACGCGCGCTTTTCTTCAGTCAGCATTTGAAGCTCCTTGCTCACTCGGAAACTGGTGTACGGGTTCGCCTCTTTCCCAGCGGGAAGGGTCGAAATCTCAAACGTGTTGAGGGCGTGATAAGTCGCCACGCCCGCCTCATCATAGGTTCGCGCCCATTCCGGGAAGTCGAACCCATGCGATAGCCTAATGGTATCCGCCTTCTGCGCCATGTAGAACGCTTCGGCCTCGCGCCCGGCGTCGGTATCGTCGAACTTGCCGACCGCCGTCACCATCTTGTCGGTCTTGAAAATGGCCGTCGCCACACCGTGCCGCGTGCCGGGCAGATGCCACGACCACAGCTCGGGCATCGGCGTGAAGCCCTTCTCGACGCGCTCAATGTAGGCGTCCAGCGCCGACTCGCTGATGATCTCTTTGTCGCGATCCTCAAACGAGTTGGTGTAGGTTGCCACCCACACGCCGTCACCCAGCGCCTTGAAGTAAGAGCCGGTCGCACTGATTCCGGCCTTCACCTCGGCTTCACGAATGGCCGACGGGTCACCGTAGCGCCCAATGGCCTTGCGCTGAGGCTGTGGCACATTCTGGATACCATCCCCCTGAGCGGAAGTGCTGGCCTTTTTGGGTTTCTCAGCGCCCATGAACTGGTCATAGGCGCGCTTGACCTCATCATCCGACCAGTCGCCCAGCGCCTTGCGTTCGTCGGCGGGCAACATCTTACGCAGGTATTCGCGCATGGCGCTGGCGTCCGGCGCATCCTCATCGGCGGCCATTTGCCCCTGCTCAATCAGCGAGGCGATGACCTGGCGGCGTTCGTCGTCGCTCTCGCGCTGGGCGGTTTCAACTTCCACGGCTTCAATTTCGCCGGTGTCGTCGTCGGTCATTGGCGGCTCGTCGATCATCGGAACCTCGGCGGGCATCATGCGCGCCAGACGTTCGGCCTCGGCAGTCAGCGCCGTCCAGGTTGCGGCGGCCTGGCTGTACTGATCGGTCGGGAACATGACCACCTCGGTCTGACCGTTGGTTTCCATGATCGCAATGTAGTCGCTCAGGGTCACAATCGCATAGTTGGGTTTCATCATTCAGTCCTCAGTAGCGCCCGCGACGCGAGCCGGTAGTTTTGTCGAGCGCGCACAGGCACTCAAAGCCCTTGCAGTCCAGTTTTGACGCGCCGGGCATCCACCCAGACCGACGCCAGTCGCGCAGGCGGTGAATCTGGTTGTTGAGGCGCTGGCAGTCCGGGCAACTTTCTTCAGTCGGGCCGACCTTCCAGACGTACATGCCGTTACGGTCGGCGCTCTCCAGACCCAGCAGGTAGGCCTCGCGCAGACTCTTGTTAATCCACATATCCACGCGCTGCTCGACCTGCTTCTCAGTGAGCGCCTTGCCGTCAGTAATCAGCGATTTGGTCAGGTCAGTGACATAGCCGCTGGTCTGACGTTTCCACCCGGCGTAGCGCTGCATGTCATCGGCGTCGAGCGTCTCCACCCGCACGCCGCCAGCCGCCAGACCGTCGCGGTAGGCGCGCAGTCCCTCCGAGTCCAGCACCGAACGCAGCAGGATACCGGCGCGGCGGCGGTTGTCGATGCCACCGGCGTTAATCTCCGACAGAATCGGGGCAAAGCGGCGGGCAAAGCTGCTGGCGGTCGTGCCAAAGTCCTTGAATGCCTTCGCCGTCTCAGCCGTCACCGGCGCGTCGTTGGCGACAACCTGCGTCGCATCCGAGGCCAGTTGGGGCGCGGCAAGTTCGCCCTCCCCCTCCGGCGTGTCATCGTCGTGCGCGGTGAGCAGTTCGCCGTTTTCGTCCAGCAGCACATCAGCCAGCGCCGGGACTGTGGATGCGAGGTAGCGCGCCGCCGTGTCCGCCGGAATGCCGGGGACGCTGGACAGCTTGACCGCCACGTCCACCTGAGCATTGGCGACGGCGGCGTCGGCGATGCCCTGTTCGGCGTCACGCGGCTTGAATTTGAATTCGAGATTGTCGGGCAGCACGCGGGTATTGATCGCCCGCTCCAGTTCCTTGAACAGCCATGCCAGCATTTTGCCGCTGGCCTTGCGGTCAAGGACGCGGGCTTGCGTGTTGGTCCCGAACGACCCGCCACTGACCGGCTTCACGTCCTGCGGGTCAATGCCCAGCGCGCGGGCAATGCCCACGGCCTGAGAGTTTTCCATTGCTTCCGGGTTGAATCCCTCCGGGGCATTGGAGAAGCGCAGCATCTCGGCGCTGACATTGGCGTCGTTGCCGGGATTGATGTACTGCGCGACGGGCATGTACTTTTGGTCGCGCCCGTTCTTCAGACCTTCCTCATACCGACGCCAAACGTCCTCCCATGTCTTGGGAACCGCGCCGTTGACCATCAGGATGCCAGCGGGCGGCATGTTGTCCAGGCTTTCGGCCTGGTAGGTGTTCATGAGGATGTTCTGCATCACGTAGGTCGAGGCGCGGCTCATGGCGCACAACCCACCGCCGCGCAACTCCGGGTCAGGCATGGGCTGATCGACGATGCGAATCACCCGTGACCAATGCAGGCTCGCCAGTTGGCCGGTGCGCGCATCCTGATACCAGACCGGGAACTCCGGGTCGCCCGTGAAGTAGCAGCGCGAACTATCCAGCACCGACAGGCCGACCACCAACTCGCGCGGTAGTTCGGTGTTGGTTTCGCCGCGCCCGATGATCTGCATCACCGCGCCGTCGTCGTTGGTCGTCAAATCCCAGATCAGGCGACTGACAAAATCCTGCCAGCCCGCGCCGAATTGGGCGTGCAGCAGCACCTCCTGGAAGAAGCGCACCCGGCGCTTGCCGCGCAGTTCCCACGGCGTGGACGTGATTTGCTTGGCGAGGGCTGCGACCGCCCCAGACCACATGCTGGCCTGAGGGTGCGTCGCCATTGCCCGCAGCACGGCCTGTCGGTAGGGGCTGTAGCGGTTGGGGAGCGTGCCCTGCGTGAAGCTTTGCAGGCGCATCAAAGCCGCCCCGTAGTATCCGTTGGGATAGGGCGACTGTACCGAGAGGGCTACGGCCTGCTGTAACTGCTGATTTTCCACGCTGGTATGCCCCGTGCGGACTTGTTAAGCGGATTATAGCACGGGGCAAAGAAACGCCCCCGGACGGTGGTCGCGGGGGCGGAATTGAGGGGAGTGCGGGGCGGCTAGATGTCGAGCGGGTCCCAGTCGGGCAGCTTGCCGCGCCCGCTGGCAATCCATGCCCAGAAGCGGACGGTCGGACTCATGGATGCGTTGAACGTGCGGCTGACGTGGGCGCGGGCTTCCGGGTGCATCAGGTTGACGTGATAGAGGTCAGCGGCGGTCGCATCTTCCTCGTCGGGGCCGGACTTGCCCGCGTCGATCAGCCAGCCGTGGAAGCGCCAGTAGTAGTAAAAACGCCCGTCGCCGTCGTCCGGTCGCTGCAGCGGCTCAAGGCCGGTCGTGTCTTTCATCAGTTCGGCCAGCGCGCGCCCGGCTTCGGCGGCTTCCTTGCGGTGGAAGTTCTGCTTCTCCTCGGCCATGCGCTGGGCGTCGCCCTCAAGCACCGACGCCAACTGCTGGGCATAGCCGCGCTGCTTGTCGGTCAGCGGCAGGCCGTCGTCAGCCACGCGCAGGAAGGTCAGCACGGCCTCGTCAGACAGGCGGACGGTCTCGCGCTCACCTTCCACCCGCACCTGCGCCCACCCTTCGAGGTACTGAGTACCTGGGCGCAGGCGCTCGACCGGATGCCAGAACCCGCGAAACTCGACATGGGCAGACCACTCGCCCTGGCGGTACTCGGCCTGCAATTCGGGCGAGCTGCGGTAGGTCTTGACCGTCACGCTGAATCCGTTGGTGGTTGCCAGCGCCGGGCCGACTTCCTCCAGCGGGATCGGGTTCGTGCCGTCGGGCGGCTCAATGGGTGCGTTCTCACGGATGCTCAAGGCATGCGCTCCTTCAGGGCGTCGATCAGACGGATGTACTGCTCACAGATGCCATCGGTTTCACTGCACGCGGTCAGCAGGCCGACGGCGTAACCCTTGAGGTACTGAAGTTCCTGCCGGACGATCTCGGCAGTGTCGTAATCCATCGGTTCGTCCTCGTAGCGGCGGTGGGTGGCGCGCAGGGCGAGGGTGGCACGGGCGATGGTGTTTCGGAGTTCGGTGCGCTTGAAGTTGCGGCGGCGCTCCCAGTTACGCATTGGGTAGCCCTGAGGGTAGGTCACGGTGTGCAGCATGTCAGTTTCCTTTGTCCTGTCCGGTCGGTTTGGGGCTGGTTAGTCCAGCAGGGTGAGGTTCTGCCGGGTCTTGCCCAGCGCGGTCTTGATCGCCTTGCGCTCCGCACGGATGCGGAGGCGGCGGCGGTAGCCCGTGGCATTCGAGGCGGCGGTACGCCCCGGTTTGGCGGCCAGCAGGTTCTGGATGATCTGATTGAGCTTCATGGCGCGGTGACTCCTGTTGAGAGGTCGATAGACAGAGAATAGCGCGTCCTGCGCCAGTCGTCAATAGGTAACTTGCGCTTACTTGCCGCCCCGCCCGCTAAGGACAATCCACATGCCGACCAGTGCCAGAATCAGCAGCACGGCGGAGGCGAAGATGTAGAAGGCGACGGCGGCTTGAACGTCGGTCACTTCGCCCCCGCCTTCAGCGTGTAGATGATCGACTGCATCAGCTTGCCGCTGGCCGGGTCAAGCGTCAGATCGCCCGACACCTCAAGGCTGGCCGCCTGCTCGATCAGCACGTACTTGACATAGACGCTCTCGACCGGGCGGCGCGTATCCATCCAGTGCCAGATGTAGTGCCGGGTTTCGGTGGGCAGGCCGGCGGCGAAGATGTTCTGCTCGACCAGCGAGAAGCCCTCGCGCAGCCGCGCCACAATCTCATCAACCGCCAGGCGCTGCGCCCCAGGGCGGCCGGGCTTGCCGGTGGTGGCCGCGCCGGAGTCCATCAGGCGGCCTTGCTCATACTCGTGCGGTTCGTCGGTCACGATGCTTTTTCCTCACTGTTGCGGCGGCGGTAGGCTTTGGTAGCCCGGCGGCATTCGGCGGACTGGCGCAGCTTGCGCTGACGTTCCTCCGGCGTCATCTCGGCATAGCGGGCGCGGTAGGCGGCGTTGATTTTGGCGCGGTTGGCGGCCTTCCAGCGGGCGGCGGTTTCGGCCACGCGTGCCATGCGCTCGCGGTCTGATCGGATGCGGCGCTTCTGTTCAGCGCACGCCCCCTTTCGGCAAACGATGCACCACGGATGCAGGCCGCCCTTGCGCGCCCGGTCGCGGTGGAAGTTGTAGGCGTTGGCCGGGAACATCCGGCGGCACTTGGTGCAGGTTTTCATTCGCATGGGCTAACCCTCCACGTCCGCCCGGCGGATTGTTTCTTTCAGCGCCCCCAGCTCACGCCACAGCGCCTGAAGCTGCTTACTGATCTCGCGCAAATCACCGCGCACGCCGGGGAGGTCGTCATCTTCGATGAACTGGCCTGCGCTGCCGCGGTCGCTAAAGGCATCGGATTCGACCCCTTTAGGCGCGCCGCTATCCCCCTCGAATTCGAGGGGTTTTGGCAAGTCCTCCATCGCCATCCCGATGACCTTCATCCGCAGTTCCACCGGCAACTGCATCAGGACGGTCGGCGGCTGGTATCCGGCGCGCCAGAAGGGGAAGAACCTGACCACGGCGTAGCGCATGGCGACCTCGCCCCGGAGTTCTTGCCAGACCCGCGCGTCGGTCTCGGTCTCGAATACTTCATCAGCGCCTGTCACGCTGAATGCCACCCACACGCCCTTTTCCGGGTCGTGCGACTTGCGGGTATCGCCTTGCTCACTCATCTTTGCTTGCCTCCGTGGTCAGTCGGTCGATTTCGCGCAGCGCGGCCTTTACAAACACCGGCGCGATTCTCAGGAATTGCTCAACGCTGTGATCTGGGTTGATGCACAAGCGGAAGCCGTCGTTGTTGTCGGAGAAGTCCCACGGGCCGGGTGGGGGCGTGGCGGCGATGGCCCGCATCTGCGCGATCAGGTCGGCGTCGGTTGGTTGGTCACTCATCCCCCACCCCTCCCACCCACCGGCCCACCATCACCGGATGCCCGCACACCACGCCCCCGGCCTGCGCGTCGCACTCCAGGCGGTAGGCGTAGCCCTGAGCGTCGGTCAGCACGTAGGACACGCCCTCACGCACCGACTTGACCGCGCCCCGGAAGTCGAAGCCGTAGACCTCAGCCACCAGCCGGGCCTCGTCGCTGTGATCGTCGGCTTGCCAGACCAGTTCCTGGATGATCTGCGCGGCGCGCGTGCCGACGATCAGCACCAGCGCCAGAATCAGAACCAGGCGGAGGAAGTCGCTGTAGATGCTGCGACCGTTCATTGGTCACTCTTCCACAGGGTGAACTCAATCATTCGCATGTCAGTTTGTCCTTTCGTTCAGTCGGTCAAGAATAGCCTTCAGCTTGCGCGCCTTGCGGCGGGGATACTCGGCGATGTTCTGGGCGCGCCAGTAGGTCTGTTTGCACCCGTGGCACACGTTGCGGGTGGTGGGCGTCCCGTCGGGGCGGATGCGCCCGGTCACGGTGAAGTATTCGGGCGTGGCGGGCATAACCACGCCACAGACCCGGCAGGGCTTCTCGGCCTTGCGGCGGCGGGGTTGGTAGGTCACGGGGTTAATCATATTCCACAGTAGCCTGTTTCGCAGTCGGTGTCAGTGTCCTCAAACAGGTCGAACAGTGTGGCCTGTTCGCCTACGGCCTGATCCAACGGCAAACAATCGCGGTGAATGTAGACCGGCGTGCCTCCGAGTGCTATGCGCTTTTCGTTTATTGCCCGTTCCATATCAACGGCGGCCTGAAATTGCTCAGGGTCATTGCGGCGCATTTCGATCCACTCTGTGCGCTTTGTGAACGGACAGAACCAGCACGCGGATTTGGCCGGCACGGGTAAGCCAGTAGATTCGATATAGGCCATTGCGTGAATGCGCGACAACTGAGCTTCAATCAGCGGATAGACATACAGCCTTTCAAAACCCCCCGCATCATGCCAGTCTTTGGGCTTGCGTTCGACTCGGTACGCTTCTTCAGTAGAGAAGCCGATGCCGAGTTCGACCCGCGCATGACCTTGCAACTTAATCCAGTTATTGATCGGTTCAATTTTGAAGTTGGCTGTACAGACCTTACGAAATGGCATTTTCCCTTTTTGGTACACAGGGAACCGCACCATTTTAGACTCGACGCCCATAATGTTCTGATACAGCGTCTCACCCGGCCTGATGTGCGTCACTTTCCGCACAATTTCCAAGCGCACGCCCGCTGATTGCGCCAGCGGCAGAGCGACCTCATACAGATGCTTCAAAGTCGCCGGGTTTTCGCTGTCGTCTCCGACATTCGCCATGACAAACGCGTCAAACGGGTTAGGCAGTTCACCACGGGCTTGCATCGCCAGCACCGCAAACGACTGCACACCGCCGCCGTAACTAAAAACCCGGAATGCGTTAGTAGTAGTCACGGCGCGTACTCCACCGGCCAGACGTTCCAGGGGGCGACGTAACGGTTCGGTCTGTCCTGATAGGCTGAGTAGTCCACCTCGACCGCCCACGCCGATTGCTGAACGCTGGGCGCGTCATTCGACACGTACCAGCTACCGTCCTGGTTGCCGAAGTCCAGGAACAGCTTGGTTCCGGCAAGCCACCGAAACGACTTGCTGACCGTCAGCCCGTTACAGCCGGTCACCACGCCGCCCTCTCTGATCTGCGCGCCCGGCGATACCAGATCGGTGCGGTGATGACCAATGGCGTCCATCACCATCGCCGATGCGACCAGCAGCGTGTCCAGCGCCGGGGCGGGCAGTCCCAGCACCGCGCCCTCAATCTCCAGAGCCATCAGATCGAATCCACCAACGACCGCCACATTGCTGCGGAACGTCGAGACTCGCGCCAGTTGGCCGCTGGTCGGCAGGGCAGCCATCTCCATGCGCGCCCCGGCCTTGCGGATGTTCAGCGGGTGACTTGTCAGGTTCACAAATTGCATTCAGTTTGTCCTTTCGTTCGGTCTCGGATAGGGTGAGGAGGGCGGCATCCACAGCGGCCTCAAGGCGCACGATCTGCGCCGGGTCGTCGTCGATGCCCTTGACGTAACGCCACCAGCCGCCCCGGTAGGCATCCGAGGCGGCGCGGGCGGCTTGGCGGGCGGCGGGGAGGGTGGTCATTCATCCGCCTCTCTGTGATGGCGATGCGACCGCGTGACCACACGCGACAGACCGCCGAAATTCGCCCGGCTCGGCTCACCGGCACTGAACTGGCGCGGCTGCATTGGCGCGTGGCTGGCGGCGTAAGCGCTCAGGCGGCGCGACAGGCCGCTGACTGCTGGGGGGCTGTCGCTGAAGGTCAGCATGACCGTGCCACCGAACCATGTCATGGCCTCGGCCACCCACACGCCCGCGCCGATCAGCAGCGCCCGCACTTCGTCGGGCGTCGCATCAATGGCGACAATCGCCACCGGACGCCCGTTGCCATTCAGCCGGACGCGCACAGCGCTCCGACCGAGATTGAAGCCGCCCAGCGCGTCGCTGATACGGCCTCCCAACACCTGCACTTCGATTGCGTTCATTTCCGTTTGTCCTTTGCGCCTCAGCGATACCCTGATTATACGGGTTTCGCGCCTTAAGTCAATAGGTACACTCATCGACGCGGCGTGCCATACCTCAGCGCGGCGTGCCAGGCCAGCGCCAGCGCCACGACCGTATCGCCGTGGCCGGTCTGATCGCGCGGGCTTTCGACCGTCCAGCCTTTCGAGGTCTGCTTGGCAGTGGCGGCGCGCAGCTCGTGGATCAGCACCGGGTCGTTCAGCAGGCGCAGGCCGTTCTCGTGAATTCCGGCGTACAGGTCGCTCATGACTGGCGGCTTGCTGGTGGGCGTCATGTCGAACGACCAAATGGCGGCCTTGACCTCTGCCGTGCCCGCCTCGTTCCTGAGCGCCTCAATCTCCGAACCGCCCATGCTGTTGCGCTCGGCGTAGACCAATTCGACGTTCCACTTGCGGAGGCGCGCCAGCACGCGCTGGCGAATTTCCTGCCAGGGCAGTTTGTTGACGCGCAGCAGATCGACCACCGCCCGCTCGGTCGCATCGGCGATTACCAACGCCGTGTAGTCCTGCTGCTGACCGAAGTCCAGCCCGCCGACGTAGCGGTGATCCTTGTTCGGTTCGGCGTTGGCCGGGGCGGTGATGGCGTGGCTGAACTCGCCAAAGTAACCCACGCCGGAATGCACGAAACAGGTCAGCGGGTCTTCCGGGTAAGCCTGCTTGAATTCGTGGCGCAGTTCGCGCTGCTTGCGCCGCCGGAACTTGATTTGCTCAGGCGTCAGGCCGTTGGCCTCGACCAGCGCCCGCTCCTCGTCATCGTAGGTCAGCACTTCGCCCGGCTCTAAGGCGTCGGCATACTCCGCCGCCCACCACCACGGGAAGAAGTGCAGCGTGTAATCGGCGTCGCCGTCGAGCGCCTGCATACATCGCTCATACCACCAGCCCGTCGCGCCGTTGGCCGTGGACTCCATCGGTTTCCAGTAAGCCGCCTCCGCCGCCTGCCCTGCGCCGTCGAGAATGCGCGTCGGGTCAGTCCAGTAAGCCACCTCGGAGGGATGCCACACGTCCCATGTGCCAGAGCGCCCGGTGTTGACGCTGCCCGCCGTGCCGATCACCCACCGGCTGCCATTGTCAAACCGGATGGTGGTCGCGTTGTCGATAATCCGCTTGGGCTTGAGGATGTGCCGACCGTCGGCAACGACCACCTCCGGCAGACTGTCGTACATGCGCTTCACCATGTCGCGCACGTTCTCGGTGTTCTTGTGACTGTCAATCATCGTCAGGATGCGCGTGGGCTTGGTGAGCGCGATACGCAGGCTTTCAGCCACCAGTGCTGTCGTCATGCCCATCTGCCGGGCTTTCAGGATCAGGTCAGCCCCGCGCCGGGCTTTGCGCCGGTGGGCAAAGTAGGCCGCCTGCGCCTGGTTGTGCTTCAGCCTGACAAGCCGCCCCTGCTTGTCCATGATGGTCAGCAGTCGGGCAAACTGCCCTGGGTCGCTCAGCGCCGCCTGCAGGCGCGCCAACTCACTCGCCATCGCCGTCCACTTCGGCCAGCAGTTCGCTGAAGGTGGTCATCTTGACGGTGGCCTCGACCTGCGACTTAACGGGCGCGTCGAGGCCGAGCAGCTTGGCGCGGCGTTCGATGATGCGCGTGAGCTGCTGAGTCAGTCGGGCGATGCCCTCGGTGTTTTCGTCGTCGGCCTTCTCAAGTGCCTGATGCAGGCGCTGTTCCAGTTCGTCGAGCTTGTCCAGTTCTTGGGCGCGCAAGGTTTCAGCGCCGTCAAGCTTGAGCTTTGCCAGTTCGTTGAAAGCATCATAGACGTACTGGCGCGCCAATGGCTCAGACACGCCCAAGCGCTCGGCGATCACGCGGTGCGTCAAGCCCTGCCGACGCAGTTCCAGCGCCATAATTCGGCGCTTCTCCGCCTTGATCTTTGATGCGTCGTTGTGTGCTTTTGCCTTTTGGCGCGCCACTGCGTCCCCCTATCATCAGAATTGCTTATACCTGAAATTGTATCAGAGACCGCCGCGCCGCTCCGATTCAGCCCGCGCCAGGTCGAGAACCTCGCCATCCTCGCGGATACTGTCGGCAATCGACAAGGCGCGGCTCGATCCCGGCATGGCGTACTTCAGGCTGATTTGCAGGTTGGTCAGGCCGGTCTGAAGGCGCTCGATCAGCGCCCGCAGTTCGTCGTCGGTCATGGTCGGCAAGGTCATTGCCCAGAGCTGCCCGTTCATCGGTCGGCCTCGGTGGGGCGGTCGCTGTAGTGCGGCGCGCTGTGGCCGTTGCGGTAAGGCTTGCGGGTCGTGCTGCTGGCCTGCGCCGGGCGGTTGTCGGAGGCCACGTCCACAAATAGCTTGTACATGCCGTGGAAGCCCACGCGTGCCGTGCCGGTCGGCCCGTGCCGGTTCTTCAGGACGATCATCTGCGTATCAATCAGGCCGGGGTTCTGCTGCTGGCTGTCGTGGTCGTTGTGAATGGCGATCACCACGTCCGAGTCTTCCTCAATCGCGCCAGTGTCCTTGAGGGTTTCGAGCGTCGGCACGCTCGCGCCCTCGCGGTTGATCTGCGTCGCCATGAATATGACGGCGTTGGTTTCCACCGCAAGCTGCTTGGCCTCGGTCATGATGTGCGCCATGCGGAGGCGCGTGCCAGAGTCGCCACTGAATGCCTGACGGGTGCGAATGAGCTTCAGGTAGTCGAACATGATGAACTTGACGCCCTGCTCACGATGCACCTTGAGGATTTTGTTGACCATATCCTCCCAGTACATGGTGCGGTCGTCGATGTCGATGTTCAGCTTTGCCATTTCGCCGTAGTGCCTGACGTAGCGCGCCATGACCTCCGGACTCATGCGCCCTTTCCGCAGATCGTCCAAGGGAATACGGCACTCCTGAGCCATCATCGCATCGACCACCTGAGGTACGGGCATCTCGCGGGTGAACAGCAGCAGCGGCGCGCCGGGGTCTTTCTTGGCATAGAAGCGGGCTGCGGCGTGCAGGATCGACGACTTGCCTTTGCCCGGTCGTCCGGCCCAGGTCACGACCGACTGGTCATAGATTTGACCCATGACGGCCTCCAGACCCACCAGCGGCAACTGATGCGAACCCTCCGAGATCGACAAGCCCTGACGCTGGCGCTCTGCCGCCGCTTCAATCCGGCTGAACTGGGCGTCAAGGTGCGCCTCGAACGGCACAGAGTCGGCACTGACCACACTGCGCGCCATGACGGTTTTGTACTGAGCGTCGATCTGCGGGAGGCTCTGCTCCAGGCCGACCGCTTCATTGAGCGCGGCGTCCCGGATGCTATCGGCCAGGCGTGCCATGTGGCGGCGCTTGGAGGCCACAGCGACCACCTGGGCATAGACCTGCGTGTGCATGGCCGTGCCCAGCGAGTTACCCAGTTGCACCAGGTAGGCCGGGCCACCCAGCGCGGCGAGCGTGCCTTTCTTTTCGAGGTAATCAGCCACCATGAGAATGTCGGTGGGTTGCCCGGCGTGGTGCAGATCCAAAATGGCGGCATAGAGCTGCTTGTGACGCAGCATGAACATATCGTCGGGCTGAATGATGGTCTTGACGATATCGATGTACGACGGGTCGATCATCAGACCGGCAAGCACGGCTTGTTCGGCCTCGTGACTGTAAGGCGGTTGGACGGGTGCGTTTTGGGCGTTCACGAAAGTTCCTCTCGGAGTTGGTCAGGGTCAGCTTCACGGAGAGCGGGCTTGCCGGTCTTGCGAGGTTGCTGCTGGGCCAGCCATTCAGGCGCGAACTTCGCCAGAGCATTCACGCTGAATGTCCCCCAGCCCTGCCTGCGACACCATGCGTAGAGCGGTCGCACGTCCTCAGGATGGTACTGCGCGGCCTTGAGTTCGGCGGCAGCCATGCCGATCTGCTTGGCGAGGCGCTTGGTCAGTCGCTCCGGGTCATAGCCGAATGCCTCGACGATGGCATCGAACATCAGATTGCGCGGAGTCGGTTTCGGTTCAGGCTTGGGCTTTGGAGCGGTCTGCGCTTTGGACTTGGTTGCTGGTTTCGGCGCGGCTGCTTTGACGGGCTGTGCCGGTTTCTGCGGTGTGTGTACCGGCGCGTCAGCGGCGGTGAGCGGTAGAACGTACGCCTCAAAGTCGGTCAGCTCGTCGTCTGTCGGTAGATCGGTGCTTTTGGATTTCGCGCCGGTAATCTTTTCTTTTATCTCTCCTGTACCACTCTCGTATATGTATACGTGCGGCTTTTCCGTATCCGGCTTTTCCGTATCCGGCTTTTCAGGAAGTGGACTTTCAACGACGCGCTGCTCGTAAAAGACATACGTGCTGCTGACCACGCGCTTCTTTTCGTCCCGCTCGATCACAAGTTGAACATAACCGGCGGCGCGCAGCTCGCGCAGAATGCTATACACCTTGTCGCGCCCCGCACCCACTCGCTTGCGGAGGTCGGTCACATTGACCTCCCAGTTGTCGGGTCGTGAAAGAACCTCTGTCAACAGACCCAGCGCCTGGTAACTGATAAGCCGGTCTTGAGCAGTCTCGCGGCTGATTTGGACAAAACGGTAATCTGGCAGTCGGGGAGCGCGTCGGATACGCGCTTTGCTGCTCGATTCTGAGTTCGCGGTCATTCCTCACCGCCTTCGCCAATGACCTTGATGTGCAGGGTGTCGCCCTTTTGACGCAGATACCCTGCGTCGATCAGTTCAGCAAAAGCCGGTTGCAGGTCGGCAGACGGCACGCCTAGCAGGTTCGCCAGATAGCTATGCTCGAATGAGAATTCGGTCATGTCCCCCAGCATGTACCACGCGAGGCGCACATAAATGCCCAGCGCCAGCGCGCTGACACTCTTGTCGGCGACCACTTCGGTGCTGAGGGTTAGGGAATACTTGCGCGACTTCTTCGATGTGTCGGGGCTACTCGTCATGACCGCCCCTCTCTTTCTGCGCTGGGCGCACTGGGGCTTGTCATGGACGGACTGTGAGGGTATACTTCGGGGCATAAACGTGCGCGCATGGTCACCTCCATCGCACATGGAGCCTGTTTGGGAAGCCACCCCCAGCAGGCTTTTTCTTTCGATAGACTGCATTGTAATCCAGACTAGCCCGGCATTCAACCGCCGAACTTGCCCCGCGCCTCGATTGACGCGGGGCTTTTTGTTGGTCAGCGCGCCCGCTTCTCCGGGTGCAGAGTAAAATAAACTTTGTGACGCTTGATGCCCAGTTGCCGGGCAATCTCGCCGTTGCCCATGCCCTGCGCGGCAAGCTGCCGGATGCGCTCGTTCAGTTCGGGATCGCCGTCAATGGACTTGCGCGGCGCGCCAGCACGAGCCAGGGCGTGGCTGATGTAGCTGGGAGAGACGCCGTAGTGCCGGGCCATCGCGCCCTGACTCGGATACGACTTGACGAAGGTCAGGACGAACTCCGGCAGGGTCATGCCCATGCGGTCGGCCTCCTGGCGCAGCGTGCGGGTGTTGTTGGACATTGATTGCTCCTTGATTCGGGTGTAAGATCGGGTTGTTGAGAGCCACCCGAAACAGCCGCCCCGACGCAGAGGCGGCTGTTTTCTTTTGGACTAAGCCAACGCCTCCGCAAATTCACCACTCAACTTGACGCGCAGACTCAGCGGTTGCCTGAGCATATGCACGTACCCGGCTTCCTTCTTGCCCAGTATGTTTAGCCACGCGGCGAGGTCAGTCTCGTGCGCCCGGTCGAAGTCGCGCCACTGGCGATTGAACACGTTCACCTCCAGCCCACCGGCACTGACCAGACGGGCATAGGCGTCGCCCTTGACGGTCACATGGCGGCTGATCTGCGTAAAGCTCAGTTCCGCCGGTTCCTGGCAGTTCTGGATCAGCCCAAGCTCCATCAAGCCCCAGAGCGCCGCCGTCATGGTGCAGTCGGCCACGGCGTCGTGCGCTTCCGTCAGCAGCTTGTCAGCCCCGCGCTGCACCTCGTAAGCCGCGCCCAGCCACCACCACTTGAACTCGCCCGACGCCTTGCGCGCCCCGAATGCCGCCCCGTAGCGCAGCATGGCACAGTGCCAGTTAGCCCACGGCGCGGCCTGCCCGATGCTCTGATAGGCGTTCTGAATGATCCGCAGGTCGTAGGCCGCATTCCAGGCCACGACCATCTGCCCGTCAATCACCGTGCGGAGGGCGTCGGCGATGTCGGCAAAGCTGGGCGCGTCGGCCAGCAGATCGGCGCTCAGGCCGTGGGTTGCCACGGCCTCCGGGTCGATTTCCACCGTGGGGCGAACGTGACTGCGGAAAATCACGTCGCCCCCGGCGCTCAGAACCGCCACGCTGACCGGCTGGTCGAGCTTCATCCCGGCGTTCAGGCCGGTGGTTTCGGTGTCGAGAATCAGCGGGGCGGTCACAGTCCCCCCTCCATGCGCGGATCCTCTGCCTCGAAGAAAAGCCCCTGATCGTCGCGCCAGACCGTGACCGGCTGAATCGGGTGCAAGCCAGCGGCCAGACCCTCCCACGCCTTGACGTGCGCCGCCCATGCCGGGCTGATGCCCTTGAGAGCATCGGTGCTGGACAGTTGAACCGCCGCGCCGTTGTGGTCGATACGCAGGGCGTAGGCGCGCTTGTTGCCGCTGGCCTTGACGACCACCTGCGAAGCCACACCCACGCGGGATGGCTCAGAAACACTTGTGACGGCCTCTGGCGCGTCGATCACGTCCGGCGCGGGCGTCGGGTCGTTCGGACGGCCTGACGTGGCGCTGAGGGCGGCCTGTGCAGCGGGCGGGGCATCGTAGCCCTCATCCGGCGCGGGCAACGCCAGCATGTCACCGGCGGCCAGCGCCGCAGCTTGCGCGGCCTTCTCATCGGCCTCCAGGTAGACAATCCACTTCTTGACCGGCGCGCCGCTGGGCGTCGTCAGTTGGGTTTCCTTGCGATACAGCACGAAGGCCATATTGCGGAGGCGTCCCAGCGACCCGCTCATGAGTTCGAGCGTGCCGCGGATATTGTCCAGATCGGTCGTGCTGTGGGTGATGAGCATGACCAAGCCCAGCGCGCCGAGGTGGGCGCATAGTTCCGGCAAAAACAGCAGCAGCCGCCCGGTTTGCTTGCACACCGGGTTGTTGGTGGCCGCGCAGATGCACGGTTGCGGCTGGCGGTTCACACCGTCGGCCACGCGCTGAAGGTAGCAGGTCAGACCGTCACAGCGGCGGTTGATGACCGGCGTGCCTTTGGCCGAGCGCGCCCAATCTTCCATGTGTTCGTCGAACACCTGATGCAGGGCGTCCGACGCAAACTGCACATTCCTGATGACGGTCGGCTCGTTGCCGTAGAGGTCGCGCCATGCCGCGCTCAGGCGGTCGGCAGTCAGAACCGGGTGGGCTTCCGGCTCGAATCGGAAGTGCGGGCGTTCCTGGCCGGGGCGCTTTGCGTCGGTCTTTGGGTCACCCTTGTACAGGCGACCCAAGACCGGCAAGCCCTGACCTGACCGCGTGGGGCGGTTGTGGTAGGACTGAATTGGCATCAGAACGGCATCCCTTCCGCCGATTCCTCGGCATCGTCCGCGCCTGCATCGTCAGGCACAACGTCGAACTTGTCAGCCAGCGCCGGGCCGAACTGGAGGTCTTTGGCCTTGACCGCCACGATCACGGCCTCGTCGATACCGCCCACCGGCAGCCCGACGTGGGAGCCGGTGCGGACGGCGGCTTGCGCCCCGGCCATGTTCACCTCGAAAATGGCGCGCAGGCGGTCGTCCTGCATGGCCGCGCTGATGACCATGCCGACCGAGTCCTGACGGACTTTCAGCAGCGGGGCGGCGTGGGCGAAGTTCTCAGGTTTGAGGGCAAACTCAAGCACGGCCTGTTCGTCCAGCCGGGGCGTGGTGCGGTGCTGGAAACTGATGCCCGGAATGACCTTGTTACGCAGGTCGTCAGGGATGCTCAGGGTCTCGACAACCGAGACGATGGCCGCGCGGTTACTGGCCTTTCGGTCGGCGAGGGTGCGCTCTTGCAGGTCAATGTCGGCGGCGTCTTTGAGCGCCGCGTCCAGGGCCTTGAGTTCACTTTCGGTGATGGTGGGCTTCACTGCTGTTACTCCGTAGCTTGAAGGTCGAAGGTGGGGCGCTTATCGGCGCGCCCCGTGCCGTCTTTCACTTTACCAGCGGTCAGTCGAGTCGGTCGGAACCAGATACCCGCCCCGGCAACGCTGTGCAGGGCATTCGATCTTGCCCTCGCCAGCTTCACAGGCCGGGCAGTCCCAGACCTCGCCGTCGGGCTGGACTTCCTGCCCACTGCCAAAACAGGTCTGGCAAGTCAGCCGACCCTCGCCGTCGCAGTTGTCGCAGGTTTCCCATTCTTCCGGTTCAAACTGCGACCAACCGTAAGCCGACGTACTCATGAGTTTGTCCTTTCGTTGTCAGGCGTCCCGTTTGCGCCTGATGAGTACATTATCGGTCATTCGGCGGTCATTGTCAATAGGTAACCTTACCAATTTCTGGGGGCAAAACAAAGACCCTTGCGGTCAGGTCGCAAGGGTCTAAGTGAGGAGAGAGGGCGTCAATTGCCCCGACTTCAGTGTATCACGGACTCGGCGGCGCGGGCGGTTTCGGTTCGTCAGGCGGCTCGTCGCTCTCGGCTTCAATCAGGCCGATCAGTTCTCCGGTAGCGGCGTCACGCACCACAGCCAATCCCAGCTTGTCCAGCAGTCCAGCAATCAAACGGTCGTCAGTCTTGCCCGGCGTTCGGTCGGCAAACCACGTCGCCACTTCCAACGTAGATCGTACCGGCAGAAGGTTTCGCACAGAAATTCCAAGAAAAGCCGCCAGCCCGCCGAGCAACGCCAGGATCACTGTCAGTCGGTCAAGCATGGACGTATAAGCCCGCTCCAAAGCGCCCACCGGCTCGCCACCTGCCCCGCTGTTGCTCGTATCGGGGACTTCAGGGGCGGATACCACCACGGGCGCGTCAACGGGCGTCTGCGTGGCTTGTGGCGCGTCGGCTTCAGGTGAGGCCGACGTTATCGCTTGGGTGGTCGGCGGGAGGCTTGTCAGCGGGTCGGGCGTCGATACCTGCGCCGTCGCCGGGCTGAGGATCAGCATCAGCAGCGCCAACGTCAGCAGCGCCAACGTCATCAGAGACTTCAATCTCATCATGGCTGAGTTTCCTTTCGATGTTCGAGAGGCGGTCAAGAATGGCGTGGTGCAGACTGGTGGCCTGCTGAAGTACCAGCGTGCTGGCTTCGAGAGCTTGGGCGCGCGGCGCAATCTGTTCGATCTGCTGCACGACCTTGACGATTTGGCGGAAGGTGCGGACGGCGGTCTGCTGTAACACGCGGAATCTTTCGCGGCTGGTACTGCCTTCCTCGGCCACCGAACGGACGTGGGTCATGTCCTGAAGGATGGCGTCGATACCCTTCCGCAGCTCGATGTACTCCGAATCGTGACGCAGCCCGGCCTCGGTGACAGTATCGGTCAGACTCTTGAGCGCCTGAGTTGTGCCGCGCTGGGTTTCGGTGTGTTCCCCGGCCATGCGAACCGACTCTCGCAGCAGGGCGGATTGTTCGGAGGTCAGGCGGTTGGTGTCCTGTTGCAGGGTGATGAAGCGCTCAGTGACCCGCTCGACAGTGGCGTCACGCCGTTCGATGACAGCGATGAACTGCTGCTGGGCGGACTTGAAGCGTTCGTCATTCTGCGCGTCGCGGCGGCGCTGTGCCCAGAGCATGATGACGATGATCCCGATCAGCAGAAAGTCGCGCGGGAGGTTTTCGAGGTTCGATAGCAGTACAGCTTCCATGTTCAGACCACCTGACGGACGATTGCGCCAAAGTCACGACCCTGACGACGGAAGTAGCGGTCATTCTGAAAGACCCCCTCCATCGTAATATTGTCGCCTGATTGCCATTGTACCGTACCTGCTTCGGCGTCGTATTCGATGCGCCGGATGTAGCTGATGCGCGGGTCGTCACCGATCAGCGACGCGCCGATGGGGTAGTCCTGGATGCGGACGCCCGCGTCGGGTCGCACGTCCCAGGGCTTGACGAACCGCCCGTAGATGTCGCGCAGACGCCCGCTGCCACGGTAAAGGCTGGTTTGGTAGCGCACGGCGGTGGAGGCCACGCGGTAATAGATCAAGCGGGTCAACTGCGGATGCCAGCCGGTGATGCCCCACGTCCATTGCTGCGTGCCGTCCCCGGCTTCAACTGCCGACAGGATAAATTGCAGGTAGGTCGAACCGCCCTGATTCTGACGGCGGATGTTGAAGCTGAGATTGGTCTGAGTCAGCGACTCATGCAGGCCGCCAGTGACGCCCGTTCGGTAGACGTAGGGCGCATTGGGCGGCGCGTCAAGGTTGTTGCGCGTGCAGAGGCGGTGGATGATGGTGGTGGCCGGGACAGTGCCGATTGCCGTACTCTGGTAGTTGTTGTTGGCAAAGACCCAGTGATAGAAGCCCTCGCACTCAATGGTGACGGTGAAGGCCGACGTGCTGGGGCTGATGCTGTTCTGCGGGTAGCTCCAGATCGAGCGGATGGTATCGCGCAGGATGGTCTTGTGCGTCAGGTCTGCCGGGTTGTAATGGACGCCCGCGTCAAACGTGCCTTCACGGATACCATAGAGCGCCTGCGAACCGGCCACGTCTACCGATGCGTTGACGGTGGTCTTGATGGCCGCCGCGCTGCCCTGATCGAAAAAGACCACATTGACGCGGTTGCTCATGTTGTCGGTGGAACGACTGATACTGAGCGCCCCGGTTTCGATGGTGACGCGGCTGATCACACCGTCCCAGATCGGCGCGCTGGGATTGTCCACGTAGAAGCGGACTTCATTGCCCACGAGGTTCTCAAGGATGTATAGCGCCTCGTTCAGCGACGCCTTGACCGCGCAGCTGGCAGTGTCGCAGCCGCCATTGGCCGCGATGACGTGCTTGTACTGGAAGGCCTGATAGCGCCGAATCTGCGGGCGTGTGAGTGCCGGGGCGGTATCAGCCCCCAGCGCGCCGCCAAAAGCCACCGTGCGCGGTTTTGGGTAGACGTGCATATAGTGAGGAACGCGCAGGGTCATGGGCGCGCCCCAGACCAGCGGGGGACGATGTTCACTCCCACCGTGAATGCGGTGTCGGCATAGGAGAGCGTCGGGCTTGCGTTGCTGGAATACTGCCCGACGATGTACAGACGATTGGTGACGCCGGGCACGAGGGTGATGCCGTTGCCGGTCAAGCCCAGCACCTGCACGGTCGGAGACGGGAAGTTGAAAGCTCCGACCGCGGTTTCTTCTCTGGACAAATACCCGGTATTGTCGAACATGGTCAGCGATATAGCCGCTGCCGCCGCCGATGCATTTGCGTCAATAATGACCGCCTGCTCATCAAGGGGCACGAGCAGCACGTCGTAAATTTCGATGGTGGGAGTCGTAGCTCCCAGCTTTGTGGTGCGGATGCGGAATGTGATCAGCGAATCTGTCGAGTACTTAAGCTGCGGAATCTCAAGCTGCCCCAAGTACGCGTCGGTAAAAGGGGACGAAATGGCGAGAGTCACGGTCGGCAGTTCGATTGTGCCGGTTCCGTTGGGCAAAGACACCTCGCACTGAAACTGCATGGCGTTGGCTGTACCAGCGGTCACGCGATAGCGCATGTAGACGGCGTATCTTTTGCCGAATTGAAGGATTCGTTTCGCCATGGTCATGATCGTCTGATCGGTGACTACGCCCGCTGCAAAGACTGCCCGAACCACGCTGCGATTGACAATCGAACCATTGCCCAACAGCCCGTACGCGACAGTGGGCTTGGTTACCGTCGGGTTGCCGGAGGTGATTGTCCAGTCGTTGGCCGAGTAGCTCATGCGGCGACGGGAATTGTTGGCGGCAGTGTTCTGAGAAGGCCACAAGTCGCTTTGGGTGACGCGCGCCAGATACAGCTTGACCTCATTCAGGTTGGCCGTGGCGTTGTACTGCAAAAATATTTGAACCAGCGCCTCCGCATCGCCCGGAATTTGATCGGGCGTGAATTCAATATAGTTGGGACGGGTGACGCCCACCTCATCGAACGGGTACAGCGTGGCGCTATAAGCGAAGTCAGCGGCGGCGGCGGGGGCGGCATAGAGCGCCACGTCCGTGTAGTTGTACTGATCTGCCGTCGGGCTGGCGCTGACAGTCGGCGTGCGCCCCCGCGACTGAAATGCGTAGATGCGCGGGTTGTCGGTCGGAGCCACCGCCCGCCATGCCGGTTCCCGCTCGACGGTGATCGTCACAATCGCCTGTTCGTCGGGGTGGTTGAGCGGGTCTTGCTCGGCGCTGATTTCGAGGTTGTAGACCCAAGCGAACTGCGAATAGGTCGCACCCACGGCGCGCCATTCCAGATAGACCGGGGCGTCGCTGGATTCTTCCCAGTAATCGCGGGCGGCGCGGCCAAAGCGCGCCAGTGCCGAGAGCGCCGCACTGCGCGCCGATGCGTCCCCGGCGCTGCTATACAGTGTGATGGTTTCGATGACGTTGCCGTCCGGACCAAGCATCAACTGACGCCCCTCCGACGCGCTGCTGCTCGACCACACGCCGCCGTCTTTGATGTTGGCAAAGGCCGGTGACCAGGCGTTACTGCCCGCCGCGCCCTGGACACTGAACGTCCCTTCAGCGAGGTTAATCACCTCCGGGACGGGGATGGGCAGAGGTTCGGTGTTGGGCGCGCCCAGAGAGAGCGGCGACGGCGAACCGAGATAGAGCTTCAGAGTGGTTGAACTGCTCATCGAATTTCTTGGGCTGGATCCCACGCCATTTCAATGACGGTGGAGTAAAGCCCAATTCCCCCTTTCAAAGGATTGAAGTTCTGAACAATATACACTAAACTTGTAGTATGAAACTGACCGCTAAAATCAAACTTTTTCCCACAGCCGAACAGCGTCAATTTCTCTTGCAAACGCTTGAGGTGGCGAATGCTGCTTGTAATTGGATGAGCGAGCGCGCGTGGGAAACGAAAATTTTTGGCGCTTTCACACTTCATAAGATTGTATACGCTGAAGCGCGGGGTAGATTTGATCTGGCCGCGCAGATGGTTGTTCGGTTGATTGCCAAGGTTGGCGATGCGTACAAACTGGACAAGAAAACGCAGCGTACGTTCAAGCCTCGCGGCGCAATTTCTTACGACAATCGCATCTTGACTTGGCGTACCCAGATGCGCCGCGTCAGCATTTGGACTGTGGCAGGTCGGATGGAAATTCCCTATGCCGCAGGCCAACGTCAGATTGAATTGCTTAAATGCCAGCGAGGTGAAAGCGACCTGTGTTATATCGGCGGCGTGTTTTACTTGTTTGCCACCTGCGAGATCGAAGAGCCTACGCCAATTGACGTTGAAGGTGTTGTTGGCGTCGATCTTGGAGTGGTAAATATTGCGGTCACATCGGACGGCGACACGTATAGCAACGAAACAATTGAGCGCAATCGCAAGCGTCAAGAGCGACTTCGCGCGCAATTGCAGCGCAAGGGCACTCGTTCTGCCAAGCGCCACCTTAAAAAGCTTAGTGGGCGCCAATCTCGTTTTCAAGCTAACACCAATCACGTTATCAGCAAGCGTATTGTCAGGTGTGCCGAACGCACAAAGCGCGCCATTGCCGTTGAGGAATTGACGGGCATTGGTGTGCGGACGAGGGTTAAGGGCAAAGACAACCGCGCCAAACGAAGCAATTGGGCGTTCGCTCAGTTGCGCCAGTTTCTGACCTATAAGGCTTGTCTGGCAGGCGTGCTGTTGGTCACGGTCGATCCTGCTTACACAAGCCAGCGTTGTTCCGAGTGCGGGCACACTGAGCGAGCCAATCGCCGCAATCAAGCGGAGTTTTGCTGCATCTCGTGTGGATTCAGTGCTAATGCTGACCATAACGCCTCTCTGAACATTGCTTTGGCCGCTATCATTCGGCCAATCGTGACGAGTGAATTGGGATCGTCCCCGCCTCAGTTGCAAGCCACGCCGCTTTAGCGGTTGCGGCCTATGATGCATACCCTCGCAGTTGTCGGCTGAATTGACCAGCAGCGCCCGCCGCTTGCGCGTTGCCGGACGTGTATAGATTCATGCTCACATTATACACGTTGCCGCCGCCGCCCATGCCCGCGCCCATGTTCAGCCCGGCCAGACCGCTCAGGATCGCCTCGGTCGTGCGGTTGTTCAGCACGGCCAGCGCGGTATTGGTCGAAACCAGTTCGCGCCCGCGCTCGCCGACAATGGCCTGACCGGGGGACATGACGCCGCCGCTCGCGTAGCCGTCAAAGCCCGAACCCATAGCGCGGGGCGGTACGGTCGCAACGTTCGGAATGATGCCGCCCGACGCCTGAATCGCGTCAAACGCGGTCTGCTTCCATTCCTCCCACCACGCCAGCGCGGGCGGGAATGTCGCATCATGCGCCGCCAGCATCCGCGCCATGCTGTCCTCAGTGGCAGTCGCGGCAATATCCATCGCCACGCCCACGTCAGAGCCGGTCAAGGTGGCCTCGTTGCGGACGGCGGTAAAGCCTTCCGTGATCGGAGTCAGCCCGGCCTTCACATCCGCCGCTTCAGTGATGATCTCGGAGGCCGCGCCGGTGAATGTGGTCAGTACGCCGCTGATAGCCTCGTCGATGGTGATTCCGGCGGTGGCTTGGTCGAGCATGGTCTGAAGCGCGCCGTCAAGGATGGTCTGCGCGCCGCTGGTATCCACGGTCTGAATGTCGGTGGCCGTGGCAAGGTCAAGGTTAAGCGGGCCAAATCCCAGCCCGGTCGTGGTGGTGCTGGTCAGAGTCACGCCGCTCACAGCGTCCACAATGGCCTGCGCCTGCGCTACCGCCCCGCCCTCAATGGACTCAGCCACCGCCGCCGCTACGCTGGTGCTCAGCGCCTTGTCGGTCACGCCGCGCCGAATGGCGTCCATAACCGCCGTAGTGATTTGCTCAGGGTCAGAAGCAAACACAAGGTCATAGGTAAGCTGTTCAGCCGCCGCCCCCGCCGCGCTCTGGCGCAAGGCCGTGCCCGCCTCCGCGTTGCCGAAAAATTCCGCAACGCTGGCCAGCGCGAGCTGCAGCTCAATGATGAAGCCGCCAATCGCGCCCTCAAAGTCGCGGATGCGGTCGCTCAGGCCGGGTGCTTGGAGCGCAATTTCGAGCGCCTCCGGTAAGCCCGTGCCCGACCGCAGTTCCGCGCCCAGCGTCTGGATTTTCTCGCGCGCGCCGCTGATCCACTCATCAAGCCCGCCGGTGACCGCGCCCAGCGACGCCAGGAATTCCACTTCAAACGTGCGTGCCAGCGAGGTCAGGTCACCGCCCAGCGTGTCGAAAATGGCCGACGTGGCCTCAGCCGCAGACCCGGCCTCAACTTCGATACTGTCGAAGGTCGCGCCCAAAATGGCCTGTACGGTGGCATCCTCAGCGGGCGTGCCAAAGATTTCAAACAGGTCGAAGTCGGTGCCCTGACCGCTGGCCAGCGCCTTTTGCACGGCGGCGAAATATTCCTGCCCGGTAATGTCCCCAACACGGGCGGCCTCCAGCAGCAGCCCGGCCTCATCAGCGCCCAGCACACGGGTCAGGGCTTGCGCCGGAATGCTCTCCGGGTCGGCCACGGCTTCGGTCAGCTTGATTCCGGCCTCTTTCAGCGTGTCGGCCAGCTTGTCGGCGTTCAGCGCGCCCGCGTCAAGGCCGGTAGTCAGGAAGCTGATGAACTGACCCGCATCCGCGCCCATCGTCGCAAACTGCCCGGAATACTCGCGGATGGTATCGAGGAAGTCCTCCGCCCGATCAGCGCCGTTCTGAAAGCCGGTGGTCAGCACGTCGGCGGCGCTGGCGAAGTCGGGCGAAAGTCCCGATGATACGAGGTTGGTCATGGCCGTAAACACGCCGTTGGCATCCTGCCCTTGCGCGGCGGCAATTCCCAACACCGCCTCAATGTCCGCCCCCAGCGTCTCGGTGTTGCCGGTCACGCCCAGGATTTGCGCGGCCAGCGTCGCCAGTTCCGCACGGCTCGAACCGAAGTTGTTGGCATAGGCGGCATTGACCGCCTGAAGCGCCGCCGCGCTCTCTTGCCCACGGGCGGCGAGGATGTTGCTGGCTTCCTGCATGTCCTGGACTGACCCGATAATCGGCAGTTCCTTAATGGCCGCCGCGCCCGCAATACCGCCCTGCGCCAGATTCAGCACGAGGTCGATGGTGGCAAGGTTTTTCACGGCGCGCAGGTCGGACTTCAGGGCGTCCAGATCGGAGGCGTCCACTTTCACGCTGACTTCGGGCGTCTGCCCGTCAATGGCGCGCACGTCGCTCTCTGCCCGGTCAATCTGCGAGGTATCGGCGGTGACGGTCACGTCGGGCGTTGCGCCGTCCAGCATCCGCACGTCGCTGGCGGCCTTGTCCAGCGAACCGGCGTCAGTAGTCACCGTGACTTTGGGCGTCGCGCCGTCGAGCGCCCGAATGTCGCTCTCGGCCTGATCGACCTGCGACGTGTCCACCTGAAGGTCAACCGTGACGTTGCCGCGCAGGGCGTTCAGGGCGCGCTCGGCCTTGTTTGCCGTGCCCACCAGCGCCGCCAATGCCCCGTCCACGCGCACAGCAGCGCGCTGGGCGGCGGTCATGCCCTGAATGTACTTGCGGAACTCAACGTTCAACTCAGCGGCAATCTGCTGGTCACCCATGCCCTACCTCTTACGTTTGCTCTCGGCTTCTTTACGTGCCTTCTCAGCGGCGTCATGCTCAATAATAGCACGCTCAAGCCCGTCAAGGCTGACGTAGGCGGTGAGGGCGGCGCGGGTCTTGCGCGGCACTTCAAACCACCCGCCGGGCTGATGGTCAACGTAGGGCGTGTATCCGAAGCGTTCAGCCGCCCGGAACTCGTCCATGAGGCCGTTGTGCTGAACGTGGGTGATCTTATTCAGCAGCGGGTGTTTGCGCCCGGAAATGAGTTCGTGCGCGGACATATTTTTGTACATCCACCCGAAAGTACGCGTAGCCGTCGGCCACCTCCCCAGCCGACAGGGGGAGCTGCGCCTGAAGCGCCTCGTAAATGATCGCAAGGTCAGTGTCAGAGGCCAGCGTGCCATGAATGAGCGTAGCCCACGGCGTGGCACGCACCGCGCCCGGCGTCACGGCCTCCAGGCGGGCCAGCATCGGCGCGTGCAAAGTCAGCAGCGCCTCGCGGTCGGGACTGTCCACAGCCACCTCTACCGACAGGTCGGTGACGTAGGCGGCGCGCCGAATCTGAACGTCTTGCAGGGCGGCGCGGTAGCCGTCGGTGTCGGTGGGGTCAGACGCGGCAATTGGGTCGAATGCGTCAGGATCGGGCGCAACAACGAACGGGGCCGGGTCTGGGTCAGGGTACTTCTCAGCGGCCTGACGGTAAAGCGCCTGACGGATAGATAAGCCCAGCGGGGCAACCGTGACAGTCACCCCGCTGGAGAGTGCAAAGCGCACCAGGCCGGAGGATACCGGCTCAGGCATTAGCGCGAAACCTTGCCGATGAAGCTGCTGGTTGCGGCAGTCCCACCGACGGCCACGGCGGTGTTGGCGTCGCTGGCGGCAATCGACACGATGCGGTCGCCCGGCACAGTGAAGGTGTTGACCACCACAGCCGATTGCGCGAACGCCCCACCGCTGAAGTCGCGCAGGATGCGCCCGGCAGTGCCGCCCGCGTTCTGCTGAGCAACCCAGATGATGTGCGAGTTCGTGCCGCTGGAAGTGATCTTCTGAATCGAGCCGACGCCCGACTGATCGAACGACTGCTGCACGTAGGTCACGCCGCCGTCGGTCGAGTGCCAGATGTCGCCGCCGGAGTCGCCGACGAACAACTCCAGACCGCGCCCCGCGCCCGCAGGCACATGGATGACGGCAGTGGCGTTGCTGAAGGTCGTGCCGTCGTCAAGCTGCGACAGGCTGGTGAGGTTGCGAAGCAGGACGATCTCGCCCACGTCCGACGAGATGTAGATGCGGTTCTCGTCGCGGGCGTGCACCTGATAGACCAGGCCGGTGATCAGAGTGCCGCCGGAGTCGATCAGTTCGTAGCTGTAGCCACCATCGCGGCTCAGGTAGATCGCGCCGGTGTTCAGGCCGCCGACCACGATGTCACGGCTGACGGCGAACAGACCGCGAGCGCCAGAGCCGGTGTAGCCATTGGCTTTGGTGAATACCGCCGTACCAGCACGAATGCCGGAGAGCGGGATGTACCCGAAACCGCCGTCCGTACCGCCCAGCGACACGATCAGGTTTTCGCCCGCGATGCTCAGGCTGTGCGGATTGGCGTTGGAGGTGGTCGCGCCGGTGATGGCGATGCTGGTCCAGGTCAGGCCGCCGTCGTCGCTGTAGAACAGCACGGGGGCGGTTGCCGGGGCGGTCGCTTCACGGATGGCGATGAATTCCTGATTGCCGTCGTTGTCGGGGCCGCAGTAGCCGGGGCACTGGGCCTGACTGACCGCGATCACGTCCTCAACCACCTGCGTACCACTGATGGCGCGGTCCAGCAGGCTGACCGGGAAGAGTTCCTCGCGGATGGCCGAGGTGAAGCTGGCAGTATCCATCAGTTTCGGGTCGAAGTTCTCCGTACCCTGGACCTGATTCTGATCCTGCCCGTAGCTGGTCACGCCGGAGTCGATGTAGACCAGACCGAAGTCGAAGTTCGAAAAGTTGGTGTTGTGGCCTTCGCAGCCCCAGAGCGCGTACAGATTGCTCAGGCAGTTGCGAACGGTCAGATCACGAAAGCGGCTGAGTGCGGTGGCGCGGCTCATCATGTCGCCCGACCAGCGCTCCGGGTTGGAGGTCTGGCGCGTGCCGACGTAATCGCCGCCGCCGGTGAAATCGCTCTCGAAAGAACGACCGCCGCCCGACTGCCCGGCGAACGTGGTTTCTTTGGGCATCACCTTAGGGGTGTAGCCCGGCCCGCCCGGCTGAATATACGCGGCGGCCTTGCTGCTGTCGATCAGGGTCATTGTCTAGTCCTCGCTATGCGTTCAGCTTGCGGATGTTGTCTCGCCAGTCCTTGACGATCTCAGGCCATACCTGCCGGAGATACTCGGCGCTGAATTCGCGCGCCTCAGTGCCCGGATGGTTGACCTCCTGGGCAAATACGCGCGGGCCGGTCGATTGCCCCGTACCCACGTTGAACTGCGCCACGGGTCGCGTAACTGCATTATATCCCACACTAAAAGCCAGCGCGGAGGCGTTGCGCGGGCGGATGATGTGGGGCTTTGTGCCCTCGTCTGTCCAGAGGAAGTGCTTGCGGGCGTCGGGCGTGCCCTTCACCTCCACAAAAGCGCGCAGGGTCGTGCGGCTCAGTGACGACTTGCCGACGAACGACGGCTTATCCGACCACCGGCGCACCACCTCCGTAAGCTGAAGCGCGATAACCTCCACGCCCGCCTGCATACTATCGCGGGCTGCTTTGCGGATACCGGCGTCGGTCTTGGCGAGCCATCGGGCATTGGCGTTCCTCACTACTCGGCTGGGCATTTATGCACCTCGCAGCACACCGCCGCGTGGGACGTAGTAGGGCGGTCGGCTGATCGTGCGCCAGGCGGCCACCTCGCCACGGCGATAACCGAACGGCGTCTCGCGCTCCAGCGCGCGCCCGTTGGTTCCGGCCAGCGTATCGACCATCGTATCCTCCTGCCACACCTGCGTGCGGGCGTCGGACAGATTGCCGGCATACTGCGGGATTCGGCAGTTGCCCAAGCGGACATAGGCCGTTTCCAGCGCATTGTCGGGCAGACCGGTCACTGAGTCGAGCGGATAGCCAGCCAGATAGCGAATGCGAATGCGGTTGAACCAGCGCCAGTTACAGCCGTAGCTGCTGGGGCGAACCACCAGCGCACCCTGACGTCCATCGGCGATCAAAGCCACGCCGTCAAACTCGCTGTAGGTGCTGCTGGATGCGTTGCCGACCCAGATCGGGTCAGTGAAGAAGGTCACGGCGTCGGTCGCATCGGCGTACTCGCGGTACACGTCCACCGTGACGACATAGGAGGTCACGTCATTGGAGTCGCCAACGTTCTTGGACGTGGCATTGTAGTTGGGGCCGACGTAGGGCGCAGCCCACAGCGACGGCTCGGCAAACAGCGCCGCATGGCCGGTCAGCGTGACGTTGCCGCCCGATGCCACCGCCCTGAGCGGCTCAATCTCCCACAGCGGATTAGCCGCGCTGTCAGCGCCGTCGGCCACGCGGAAGTACACGCGCACCTCAGAGGCCGCCACGGTGGTCGCCACGGTCACCGTAGCCGTGCCTGCCGCCAGATTGTAGGTCACGGTCGCCCCTGCCTCGATCAGCGTCGTGGCGCGGCTCCCAATGGCCTGCACATGATTCCACTGCGTAAACAGGTTGCGGTCTGGCCGCCAGTTGCGTGGCACTTCGACCACTTCCTCGACGAACGTCGGGCGGTGGTAGGTTCCGAGGTAGGCGCTGATCTCAGCGTTGGCTTGCGCCAGCGCCTCGGCGATGTAGTCGCGGTCGGGCTGGACATACACCCACTCCCCCGGATCGGTCAGAGGCGCGTAGGCGTTCGTCCCGGCCAGTTGGTTGAAATGGAAGGGATTTGCCATGCGCCGCTGCCAGGCATTGAGCAGCCGGTTGTTGGGAATGCGCGATACCGCCACAACGCACCGCCTATTCGCTGGCTTCGGTAGGGTCGGCCACGGTTTCGACCACCTGCGCCTCCCCTTCCGTCGGGGTGGGGGAGGGGTCTTTGACCTTGCTGGACTTGCCGCGCGGCTTCAGATCGGCGTCGGCCACCACTTCGGAGGCGATGGTCGGCGCGTCGAACAGATCGCCGTAGTTGTCCAGCAGACTGCCCACGGCGGCGTCAGGTACTTCGACCTGCGCGGCGCGGGCAGGGATGATAAAGCGCTCAGAGCGGTACAGCACGCTGCGCGCCTGCCCGGAGGTTTTACGGAGTTTCAGAATCGCCATGATTTTTCAATCCTTTCAGCAACATATCCCAACTTATCGCAAGGGCGCTTTGGGATAAAACCAGTGTAACCCAGAAGGTGACGCCCGGCGCAGTCGCATAGAGCAAAGCGACCGCCCCCGACACCCACACCGACATGCACCAGATGCACGAGAACACGCCGTCTGCGCCCAGCTTCAGCACCGCAAAACCGCGCAACCGCCCGAACATATCGAACGGGCCGGACTCATTGACCAACAGGCTGCTGATTCGCCATGTCGCCAGCGCGCACAGCAGCAGCGTCAGGGCGTCCATTACAGTTCCAGCCAGCCAATGCCCATGTTGACGTAGAACGGGCGCATGGCCTCGCGGTAGCCCTTGCGGAGCGTCCCGGCTTTGGTCTTGCTGATCTCATTCCAGAAGATGGCTGAACCGTTGTAGTCGGTCAGTTCGTCCGGGCGTCCGTCGAGGTGAATGTCGTGCATGGCAACGACTTTCTCAGCCACGGCGCTGAACTTCAGCCAGTCGCGGCGCGCCGGTTCGGTTTCGTGATCGCCGTCGATGAATACGAGGTCGTACTTGGCATTCGGCGTGTACTCGGCATGGTCGGCCTGCACGAACGTGTAGCGCTCGGCGGGCTTGTAGCTCGGTTCGTTGATATCCACGGCGGTGACCGTCCAGCCCATCACCTCGACCATGAACCGCGCCAGACCACCCGACGAACCCGTGCCAATCTCCAGCACGGTCTGGATGCCCAGCGATTCCATGCGCGCCAGAAACAGCGCCAGTTCCTGCGGGTTCTGCTGAATGTCCATGCCGGAAGTTCTGAGCGGATGCCACGAGGCGCGCACCCCGGCCTTGCGGATAGCCTTCTCAAGTTCGCGGACGCGCGGCGTGCGCTCGTTTTCGGGCATCTCGACCAGTTCGAGCTGCGCGTCCGAGAAGGCGAATTCGAGTTCTTCTTTGGTCGGCAGCAGCGCCTTGTTGTCGCGCACCAGCTTGAAGCGCCGCGCATCGGCGGCGTGGTCGCGCTTGTCGAGCCAGACGTTGGTATGGCTCCCGATGTTGCCGTACTTGTGCCCGGTGGCCTTGCCGACGTAGCTCAGGCGGCTCGACCAGGTGGGTTGCACCAGGATCGCCTCGTCGGACTGCTCACCTACGACCGCCTGCTTGTTGGCCGCAGCCTGTCCACAGCATCCCATGTCCAAATCCTTTCGATATTTGAGGAACATTTCGCGCAGGAATTGATTCCAGCGCGGATCAGCGCCCGCCTCTTTGGAGCGAAACCCGTCGGGCGTGTAGTGAAAGAGCGGCTCGCGCAGCACTGCCGACGTAAAGCCGCTGGCGTTGGCCTTGAGGAAGAAGTCGGTATCCTCGCCGCCCCACAGCGTCGGGTCGTAGCCGCCAATGGCGTGATAGATTTTGGTCGGCATGAGCGCCGGAGGGAGGTGAAAAGCCTTCTCGCCGGGCTTGCCGTGGAAGCCATAGCACGACGCCGCCTTGACGTGGCGGCCATGCTCGTACCAGTCCGAGTACACATAGGCAGTGCGCTTCTGAAGCCAGAACGCATAAAGCCGCTCCACAAAGTGCGGCTCTACGTAGTCGTCGGCGTCCAAAGTCACGAGGAACGGCGTCTTTACCTGGGCGGCTAGATGGTTGCGGCCATATCCCGGCCCGCGCCGTTCCTCGTCGATGTACGCCAGCCATTCCGATTTGACGGTCTGGGCTTCGATGGAGCGCACCGCCCGCGTGAGCAACGGGCGGTGACGTGGACCAACTGGAATGATGAACGTGACCAGGCTCACTGGTTGACTCCGGTGCGGCTACAGGCCGCTGTCGAACTCGCTGACGCGATAGCGCGTGGCAATAGGGGGATATGAGATGGGCCGCACGGAATCACGATTGCCGCAATAGGCATTAGAAAAGACGACCTTTCCATTGGGTGGGTGTTTTTGCACCCTTCGACCTATTGCAGTTATAGCAGGCGCAACAAATGTTGTTTGGTTCGTTGCTACCGCCTTTGGCTATCGGGAAGATATGGTCAATCTCATAACTCCCGTTCAATTGGCAATCACACCAGTAGCATAGACCTTTTTGGCTTTTGTATTGTGCCTCCACGTCTTGCCTTGTGAACTTGCCGGATACCTGCGCTAGTCTTGCGCGTCGTTTTGCCGCTTGCGCCCTAGCAGCAAGGATTGCCTTTGGGTTAACCTTCCGGTTGGCGTTGTAAACAGCCTTGTTTTTCGCATACCTGATGCTGCTTTGCACACGTTCTTTTGCAAGCCTTATTGCACGGGCTGGCGTGTCCTTCTTTCGTGCTACCCGCTTGTATGCGTTCTCGCATGTTCTGCAAGTAGACCGATGAAGGCCTTTCGAGTTTAGACGAAAGTTTTCAAGCGTTTCAGGCATTGAGACATCACACTTTGTGCATATCCGATTACCGTCTACTCTCAATTGCCGCTTGGGTTTGTAGCCAAGAACTTTTCGATTGTAAGCGGTATTATTTTCAGCCATGCACTTCTTGCATCTCGATTGCCACCCTTTCCGGTTGTTTGAGTGATAAAACCACTCGATGGTTGCCGGAAAACCTTGTTTGCACTGAGTGCAAACCCGCAGTTCTGTGATACAATCTACTGTGTCCATTCTAGTCCTCCTATGACTATTTTGGATTTTTCTAGGGCGGGATGTTCATGCATCCCGCCTTTTATTATACCACGCGACCGTCAGTTACTGACCCTACAGGCCGCTGTCGTATTCGCTGACGCCGCCAGTAATGAAGCTGCTCAGACCCTGAACCACGTCGCGGTAGCCGACGTAGCCAGCGTACTCGATGCCGTCGATCTTGAAGCCGAGGAACGGCGCGCGGCACATCAGGCGCATCTTCGAGGCGACCAGCAGTTCATCGCAGAAGCCGCTGCTGCGGGTGGCGAACATGTACAGGCCGCCGTTGGTGGCCATGCGCGCCGTGGTGTTTGCCATGGCGTTCCACTCGCGGATGTCGGGGTTGTTGAGGTCGAAGTACTGCACGAAGGTCAGCGGCTCACCGCGCCACGACAGGGGCACGCAGAACAGCGAACTGGTCAGCGTCCCGGCGTCGTTGGTGACTTCCGCGCCGCTGGTGAACAGCACCGGCACGCGGCGGCCTTCGATCAGCAGGAACTGCCCCTGCATCATCTCCAGCGAGCGGGCTTCGATGGTGGCCACGTCGCGCACCAGCGGCGTCCCGGCGTCCGGCGTGAAGCCGCAGCGGGCGTAGGCGTAGGCGCAGCTGAACAGGAACACCAGTTCGCGGAACAGGCGGCTGTCCATCACCAGCGCCCACTCAACGCCGTCCATGCCGACCTTGCGGGCCAGTTCCTGACGGCTGAAGTAGATGTCGTGGATCAGTTCGGGCAGGGTGCGACCGTTGACCGTGGCGGTCACGGCGGCGTCGCCCCAGTCGATGACTTCCGAGTCGGCAGCCGGGCACGCTTCACCCGACACGTCCACGATGCCATCGGTGATGATGCGCTGAAGGCCGTCGAACTCCTTGATCCAGCCCGAAGCCGTCGAGGCCGGGACGGTGGCCGAGTTGCCGGTGACTTCGATACGCATGATGGCTTCCTGCACGCCATTGCCCAGGCGGAACAGACGCCAGGCGTTTTCGTTCAGCGGATTGAGCGACGGGGCGCGCAGCGGCTCCGGCACGAGCGGGCTGCTCTGGCGGGCGTAGTTGAGGATGGTCTGCGGCTGAGTGCCGTAGCTGTCATACTCGCCCACATCGGGGATGACGTCCGCGCCGGTCTTCATGTACAGGCGGCTGAACTCGCGGTTGAAGCGGCAGATGTACACGTCGCCGGGGTTGGCCGGGTCGCCGCAGTAGTCCGCCGGGTTCTCGCCAGAGTTGGCGCTCTGGTAGGTGTAGACGCCGATCACCTCGTTGGCGTTGCGCGAACGGATGAACGGCATCGCGCCCAGGAAGGTCGCCTGGGTCTGAATGGCGCTGAAGTTGTCCGGGCGGCCATACGGGTACGAGAG